CTGGGGAGATAATCTCAACCCCCTCTCCAATTATATATGGCTCCATCACCCCGCGACCATCACCAAGATCAATTCGGTCGATTCCCGGTCTCCGTGTCGCGGCAAAATCTGGCTCTGGAAGTCCTCTGGGCACCTGCGCCGCCTTCGCCTTCAAAAGATTGGAGATAATTCGCTGCTCCGCCGATGGCCTGAATGGACTCCCTATCTCTCCAGAGGATGGGAGCCGGTACGGATCAAACATCACACGACCACCCCCCGGAATGTTCATAGGTGTTGGCGGGGGGATAGGCAGTCCACGCTGAGCAGCCATATCCTCTGGGGAGATAATCTCAACCCCCTCTCCAATTATATATGGCTCCATCACCCCGCGACCATCACCAAGATCAATTCGGTCGATTCCCGGTCTCCGTGTCGCGGCAAAATCTGGCTCTGGAAGTCCTCTCGGCGCCTGCGCCTCCGGGAGATTGGGGACAATCTCATAGCCGATAGGCTCCCCGGCTCGCATCGCCTGAGCTGGCTCTGGCGTAACAACCCTGTATTCCGGTGCACGGTATTCGACTCTCGGCCGCTCCACTACGGTTGGCTCTACAGTTCTCGGAGCTCCTTGTGCCGATCTATGCAGTAACCTCCCCAGTCCCGGCAAGATCGCCCCCGTAATCGCCGTCTCTGGAAGATGTTCTACGTAAGCATCTGTGACGTTACCCAGAGCAAACCGATCTCCAGTGGCGGCTGTATCTGCCAAAAACTGGCCGTAAGTCATTGGGTAAGCCGCAGCGCTAAGAGCAGCGGAAGATTTCAGCGCATCCCCCAAAAGCGAACCTGGCCCAGAGCGCAGTGCAGCGATTACGGGCAGCATTGCCGCTGTCTTTATGGATGAACCAACAACCGCACTTCGGCGCGCATCTGCATCTTCCGCCCCCAAGTCTGAGGTAGCACGACCGTACTGTCTTCCTAGCTCCTCCGTCGCAATGAGCGGGAGCATGAATGGTCTGGTAGCCATCTCCGTTCCGAATTGGGTAACGGATTGCGCAACGTTTCCCGCTAACTTCGGCCCGGCCCCAAAACGCAGTTCATCCCGCACATATGAATCTTTGAGTTTTTCCCGGGCAATCTCCGCTTCTTTGAGGCGCCTATCCCACCATGAGCTCTCTGGCTCTAATGGTGTGCCTCCTGTGTACCAATCTCTCAGAAGACGTCCAGCTTCTAACAGAGATGTGCCTATCTCGAATGGCGCTCGCCCAATGCCCTGAAAAATTGCCGCCCCATAGTCAGAGGCGGACGAACCGGGCTCCGGAATTTCACCGGTAACGACGTAGCCAGATAACTCCGACGGATCTATCTCTCGCCCAGTCTCTTCGTCGAAGTACCTGTTCACTAGTCTGGTTTACGTCTGACGGTGAATCTCTTGGGCGGATTAGCTGCCACATCCTGAGACATCTTCACGCCCGGCGACACGACTCTTTGCAGCCACTGGCTTATGGCTTCAAAACCTTTCGCAGGCTCCGGCCCCTGAACTGGAGCGCGATCTAAAATCTCCTGCCGCCTATCGTAAAGACTTACAGACCACGGTACCGCGCCCTTTCCAAGAGCCTCTATCTCCTCTTTCTTGCCCTCTACCATCTGGATAGATCCATCGGGATACATATACCGAGTGGCTTTCTGCTTTCCGTCCGTCTTAGGCTTAGGCGTATAAGGCATCGGTGTTGTCTCACCGGTAATCGGATCAATTCTGACATACGGCACGTCTGTTCGCAGGTACTTTGGCTCTTTGTTGATGGGCTTAGGCTGTATGCTAGTCAAAAGTCGCTGCAGCTCCATTGCTCCTTCTGGGTCTTGAGAGCCAGCTCTTCCCTCAATTGCGCGGGTCATGAAATCGCTAAACGATTCGTTCTCCTTAGTCTCTAACTTACTATCTGCGTCCTGTCTCTTCTTCCGTAACGCATTCTCTAAGCCTCTCGCCTCGGCTACCCCCTCGGTGTTCTTCACGTTAGCCTTCGCCAATTCGTTTTCTGCCACCAGATTCCCTAGTCCAAGAAAGGTATTGGGCTGAGAATTAAATAGATATTTCGGAGCGGCAGCCAGCCAGTCTATGTCCGGGGTATTGTATTCTAAGTATTTGCTCATAGCAGGTTCACAAACTGGTTAAGAATAGTTCCTAGCGTGTTATCGTTCCTTACGCCGGTTGCCTCATTACCTCTCCACCGAAGAAGATCCGACTGACTGAAGTTAGGCCCACTTGCCGGAGGAGGGATAAATGGCCCAACACTAATTCCACCACCACCTGTTGCCCTTGGCTGAGACGCAACGGCCAGCTTCGACATCACATCACCAATCGTCTTCTGGAGTCCGGCAAAATCTCTTGCTGCCGATTGTCCGTCTCGCAGATTGTAAGTAGATAACGCCCTGTCTAAAACACCAAACATCCTATCGTAGTACTCTTTTTCCTGCGCCTGCCTTCTCAGCGCTTCCGCTTGACTCATTCTCTCCGCACGGTCCGCATTGATCTGTGCAAGCTCCATTGCGGCTTTACGCTCGTCGTTGAAGACCTTCCTCATCAGGTCGTTCCGAGCCTCAATGTTGGCGCCGGATTGAAACAATCCCGCTCTGGCCAACTCTCTGTCTAACTGCTTTGAGCCAAGATCGTAAGTCGTCTGAAAATTCTCCGGTGAAAAGAAAGACTGCCAAGAAGGAAAGTAATTTATCCCTGGTGATTGCGATGGTGATTGCGATGGTGATTGCAAATCGACACCGGTCGATTGGTCCCCTGTCTGATCTGTCGGATTCATCCGGTTAGCTCTCGCCGCCACATACGCCCGTTGAAGCTCTCTCGTCTTAGCTCTTGGATCGCGGTTAAATACTGAGCCTTTATAGGCGTTGTAGGCGTCAAGCTCCGGCTGCGTGGCCCCTACGTACTTCTTACTGTATTCCTCCATCGCAAACGGCTTAAACTGCGGCTTTGGGGCTGGAGGCTTGACCATCCCGCCACCCCCTAGTGTTGGCCTTGTCTTAGAGTAAACGGTTTTACCGCCTACGCTATACACTCCCGGACTTTTATATATTGCGCCTAGTGCCATTTCAGTACAGTGCTATTCTTCCATTGTTGTTTTGTCTCGGAGAGAACAGAGGATTCTTTCTCTCCGTTGCGATTGAAAACGGCATTCGTCCCACCACATCACCCAGCGAACGTGGGGGCTGTTTAGAAAAGCCGGTGTCTACCACCTGCGCACCCGGACTGACCATCCCCCTAATCGCTTCTGCCATGCTGCGCTCTGACGGTTGAGGCGCTCGCGGCACACTGCCAAACGTCCGATCTAATCCTGCTAAATACGCTGCTCTAACGGAATTATCTAAATTGCTTGCGCTCTCAATCCGTCTCCTTGCGTCATTTGGATCCACCCCAAACTTGGAATACAATTCACCAGCTCCAACCCCCTGCTTGGACAGGTTGGCAATCGCCCCGGACATGTCAGTTAGCCGCTTGCCCATAGGATTCCTCTCGCCCGTAAGGATATAGGCAAGAGGATTCGACACAGAGATGTCACGCTCCATCGTCGGAGAGGACTGATCGTAATTATAGGTCTGGTTATTTTTGGCAAACTCCTGCGATGACAGACTCTGCCCACCGCTAAACTGGAGAGGCTTCTTCTTGTCGCCGGTAATGCGCGCCAGTGAGTCATGCCTGTCCTTAGCGTCGAAGTAGTTCTTGGAATTACCGAAAAGGCCCAACCCACCTCCAAGAGCACCCCCAGCCAGCGCTGCACCAAGAATCCCAACAGGCCCTAGTGAAGCGAAGCCAAGAAGGGGAGCCGCAGCGGCAAGCCCACCCCCTAGCGCCGCACCAGACATGGCCCCACCCTTGGGATCTTTTCTCCTGTCCATCAAATTCCGCGCTAGTGTAGCGCCTCCATACAGCGCCCCAGCTGCCCCAAGGTAAGGAGCCGCAGCGGCAAGCCCACTACTTGGCGGCATGGATGACATTATCGGCTCAGCCGCCGTAGAACCCGGGAGCGAAGGCAAATAGCTTGCTGCCGTGTTTACGCTCATGTTAGGCGCACTGGAGCCAAGGCCACTCAACCAGCTTCCCGCCTGACTCAGAAGCCCAGGAGATGCCGCATTTGCCTCCGTCCCGCCTCCTAGCGCCAACATTAAAGCGTTCATCCCAGCACCGCTAATGGGGCTGCCCCCTCTGCCCTGCTGCATCTGCTGCTGCATTGCAGCTTCAATGTAGGCGCGTCGCAAAAGATCCTGTTGTTGCTGCTGTGCATACTGCTGGTTGAGAAGGCTAAGGTAATCCACTAGCGCATCCTCATGTAGTCTGGCACAGGAAGATTAACATTAAATGCCGGAGTGCTTTGCGCCACGCTCGCATTGAAAGTCTGAGGGTTAAATAGATGGTTGGAAAGCGTTCCCAGATTCTTAAGCCCACCCAGATAAGTTTCTTTGACCGCAGGCATTACATCTAACCCCATCTGCATGTAGGGAGATAGCGCATCCTCCGCTTGCCCCAAACGGTCGTTCCAGATCTTCTTCGACTCCTTGACCCCCTGAAGCCTCGCCCTTTCGTTCGCAGCAGCCGCATTGTTTCTTGCTGCCAGATTTGCAGCTTGGGCGTTCCTTACCTGACCTAAATAGTCGGTATAGGCTCCGTAGTTCCTGAGGTAATCATCGTAGGCCCGCTGCTCCTCGCGCCGGACCATGTCGGCATAATTGTTTGCCTGGCGCCCCTGTCTGGAGCTAGAATAGAGGTCAAACGTCGTCCCGACCACAGGACGAATCCATTCCCGATTTCTGCCTAGAAAATCACCTACACTAGAAAGAATGCTTCCAAAATCCATAGATAAATTCTGCCACGAAAAAGAACCACACTATAACGCCGCCGCCCTCATTCGGATGCTTGGGGGAACCGCAGCTGCAAGATCTGAGGCGGCAAACGTCCATGGATTGGGTGCTCCGGAGGAATAGGTGACAGTGCGTTGAAGCATCGTGAAATAGTTTGTCGCATTGTTGGCCGTAAGTCCCAGGTTTACGGAGCTTGAGGTGTTTATTGCCCGCACCACCGGCGCTGCCGCTGTGTGAAACCCTAGCCAGTATTGGCGCCCGAAATCGAAAGTAAAATCACAAGCCGCTCCCCTCCACCCCGTCGTTCCCGTGTCTCCCTGATCTACCGTTAGCAGCAGGTTGTTTGGCCAGCCATCCGGATTACTATCGTAGATGACCGCTCTCGCAGCTCCAGCGGCAGCTGTTGTAACCACAATTCCCAGTTGATCGATTCGTAGCGGTTTTGCTGTGAAAAATGGCGTGAGATGAATCCTATTTGCCGCACTGGTCAGAGTTGTTGTTGAAGCGATTCCATGTAGCGAATTGTCATAGTAATTTCCTACGACAATTCCCGCTGCCCTTGCGCTCGCAAAGAAAGCGATAGTAGTAACGTTTTGGCTTCTTACAAACTTAGACCCATCCCACTCAAGGCTATCGCCGTTTGCAATCGCCCCTGCCATCTCTACATATCGCCCGCTTGTGCTCATTTTAGGAATTTCACTTTAGCTATCGCGTTTGAGCTAGAACTCACATTCCGTAAACTCAGAGAACTATCAGTCCACGGCGTAACGCCCTTCTTTATGATCCCCAGCCCCTCGTCTGAGACAATCACATAGTATCTGGGAACGACTCCCAGCTGATTGGGAATGGAGATCTCGCTTGCTGGTGGAATCGTCACATCCGCCACAAAGCCATCTTGCAAGAAAATATTGCTGAATAATTTTGCAACAGCACCCTTCCACTTTCTGTCCCTGTAGGAGCCGTAATCTGCTGGCGCTGGAGTTTTCAATCTAGCCAGGTGAAATCTTCCTCCACCCCTCCCATAGAAAATTTCTTTACTCCATAAGCCACAAACTTATATTGCCTTGCCCGATAGATTCCTGTTCGCCTAATCCTCTGAATGAGCGAAGTTTCTCCCGTCTCCCCTAACGATACCGGCCTTTCGTTCCCCCATCCGCGTCTGTCCGTGTTGATTCGCACTAGCAGCTGAGCCTCCGAATCGACCACCTCCCCGCGTCGCAGCCGAAACCGAATCTCCTCAGTCCGCTTACGCTTCGTTACTCCATAATCGATAAAGCCCGTTGTTAACTCAAAGCGGACCGGCTGCGTATCATCACATGCACAATCTTCTGTCATTTGGAAGATCTTACTTCCCCCCGCCTCACCCCATATATGGGCACCGTAGTCAGGAATGTAGGCATAACTTCGACCAACAAAGTTATCGTACTGCCCCAGCGCCTGATTCCAGCCAGACCACTCCGCCCACTCTTTCGTCTTAGCGTTGAACACGAATGTGCGCTTGGCTGTTTGGAACCTGAACACCATAAACAACTGTCCACCAATTTCAATCCTAGTCCCAACGCAGTCAGTAGGATCGGAAATGTTATCCAACTCCTTATCAAAGGCAGTTGAGAATGGAACAATTTGCCTGCCATCGTATGCCACAAACCGCTTATAATCAGACAACCACAATAAGGCATTATCGTTAGACACCACAGAATAAGGTGCTATGCACCCCACTTGCAGCACCCCACCCGCCACACGCTGAAAATCCGTAACGTCGCCACTCTCCCATATCTCTGTTGACTTGCGACCAAAGACAAAGATCTCCTGATTGAATTTGTAAATTGCGACGATTGGATCGTAGTCTGCTTCCGCACTCACCACACTAAGCGGGTTCACGGTAAGAGAATCACCGATTGCAGAATACTGGAATCGATTTGTCGGCGTTGAGATAATTAGTCGCTGATTTAGAAACGCTACATGTGTAACAGAACTGGAGATATTTGGGCTTGGGTGGTATGCGCCTCCCGTCCCGGTGAGATATACCACACTGCCACCGGCCGCCAGAAACAGATGCCCAACTATGTCCTCCGCAAAAGTTACTGGCACTCCCGCTGGAAGCGTAACGTTGTTAAGAACGGAAAACCCAAACGCTGGATAGGTGATGCGGTAGATGCTACCGTTCCACACCCCGATTAGCTGACCAATTGTGCCCCACCAATACAGCCCATCCCAACTACTGCTGAGTGTAGGAGTTATGTGAAGCTCAGCCTTTTTCTCCAAACCAGGACGAACGTTGGCATAGCCTTTTTCATCGATATAACCATCGATCAATGAAAAGTTGTCGGTGGATAGCGCTACTTCGTCTAGGTTCTTTAGCTGCCCGGAAAAGATGGGGAGTTTCTCGGTCGGCATTAGCTCGCCTCATAGATTCCGTTGACCCGAAACGTGTATGTATCGTTTGCCCACGTAGACCCGTCTCGCTTACGCATGGTGATCGTAGTAGAGCCAACCTGCCCAATCGTTGGACTGTTTGCCAGAGTCCCACCGTTGACCATCCCGGACACCGCGCCAAAGGTCGTTGCAGTAACAGGAATAGAGAACGCAATCGTTGTTGTCGGAGTCCCGCCAAGCTCCACAATATACTGAATAGAAAAAAGCACGAACTTCCCTAGCACGGAATACGCAGCTCTGGTTATTGTGGGGGCTCCCACAACGGTCATTGGCGCTGTAGCTGTAATCGTCGGAGTCCAAGTCTGGACGGGAATATCCAACGTGCTGAAATACCCATCCCCCCTTGCCCCGGATGAGTTTAAAGTTTGGGCAAAAACATTCCTTACCCTAAAGCTACTTGAACCAACATCATGAGCATTATTCGCAGTCGGAAGAATGCTGTTGGTTGCCGCATCAAACTCCCATCGACTCACACCATTAAGCAGAATCCTGAGTTTTCCGTTTGCGGGAATTATATTGAGATCGACTGTGGCAGCGGAAATGTTGCCAGAGGAAATTGTTGCCACACCTGTATTGCCAGCCGACTCATTTCCATGAAGCTGAATCTCTGCACCTCGCCCACTACCGCTACCGCCACCACCATTAAAGAGAAGTCGCTTGGTGTCGCTGCCGTCAGAAGTTGTGTTCGTTATATTGTATCCGCTACCGGAGTCACTAAAGAGCGCCTCTCGTGGGTAAAACAGGTGATCTAGCGTGTAGAGAGTTACGTCAGCCGAAGTCTTTACAACGAATTTGTAAGACAACGATGAATTGGCATATACCTGCGCCCGACCATTTGAATCCAAAATTACCGGATTAGTTGCAGCATTTAAACAATCCTTGTCATTGTAAAGAGGTTGTAGCGTATTTGTACCCGCTGCGTAGGAAAAGACCTTTCCGCCAGAAAGTGGCTGCCCAACCCCATCAGTCCATCCTGCAAGAAACTGCTCTACCTGAAGACCTTTTGCCATTTTAGATCGGCCTTACAAAAACTTCGTCTGCGTAATCTCTGTTGTGTCTTTTCGCTGCCACAAACAAACTAGCCGCACTTTGCTGTAACCGGTCACGCTCCCCTAACGGCAACCCGTAATCGTCCGCCAGTCTTGCAGCTAAACCATATATGATGGCATCTCCCCATCTAGCCACAAAACCGCCATCTCCATTTGCTGTGTCGAAATCTTTCAATTTCGTAATCACCTCAGCCCGAACCTTGCCAGCTGCTTGAGGAACTGGAAGTAGATACGCCTTGTTGTCTACAGGACTATGAGCAATCCGATTGGGAACACCCTGCGCCGTCCTATCCGTCTCCCGTCTAAATTCATCCCACTCAATTAGCTCTAACGTCTCCCAGCTAACACCGTTCCACCACTGCGCTGAAACCAAACTAAGAACTAACGGATCGCCAGACCCGGGATATGGACTACTAGCCAAGTTTGCGGCCCACGGATCAATTTCAACCTCAACCGTGCGCCATAAAAACACATGATCATTCTGCCAAGAAGCAACCATGCTGTTGAGGCAATCCACTCCTTGGGAAAGCATTTCAGAAGATAGGACGTCATAGACATCTAACGCCCCTATCTTCTGAAATGCGCGAGTGATCAGCTTGTTCCGCGTAAGAAGAAAGTCAAAATCACTCGCAGCCATTTTGTTATCCGCTTATCGCATGAAGGTCATACGTTACCGCTACGCGAATGTCGCCCGCATTCGCCGTGCCAGAGGCAGCCGATATCGTGACAATTAGCGGAGTGTCAGCAGTAAGTGGAGTAACATCGGCACTAACTAGTGCTGCATTCACCGCGGCAGCACCGGTCGAAACCGAACCAAACTTTGCCGGAGTCCCACTAACCCCAAACTGAAGTGTGTGCGAACTATTAAAGGGAATCATCGACGATGAAACCTGAATGCTTCGCACCACCGCATCTTTTGGAATCGTAAGCATCGTTAGCGTGTCCGATACCCCTTGACCTGTAATTGAGACTTTGTCCGTCTCTACAACAGGGCCGACCTTTAGCGCCCGGCCCACTACCCCTACTTTTCCGGAATTAAAATTCGCCATTTTCTAAATCTCCAAATTAGGGGGGGAGGGAATCTCCCTCCCCCCTAAGTTACTTACTTGTTACTGATTGCAGAGCAACTCATCGTGACCCCAACAGAGCCATAGTCCTTGCCGTTAAACTTCGGCTTTTTATAGCCAGCAGTCCAACGCACAGCGAACTTCTGAAACTCCTTGTAGTCCTCCTCCTCCTCAACCATGTTGACCTTTTCACCAAAGCCAATACACATAGATTGAGCTCCAAGAAACGCTCCAACGCAGTAACGTTGAGAACCACCACCACCGTTGTTTGCTACGAACACATCCTTATGTGCGTGGATCACAACCCCATCGATGATCGCTGTTGCATTCTTAAAGATTGGGTTGTCCTTCCCTCTAGCCTGCGCCTCCCTCTGCGCCTGCTGAAACGGTGCGGATGTCTTCAGATCATACAGCGCATCTGGATGAACCAGCAGCACATAATACGGCTCGCCATCTACACGAATCGGCTGGAGACGGGTTCTGGAATTCGGCCCCCCAGCACCACCAGTCTCTGCCCATGTCCGCAGCGCCGATATGAATCCAAAGCTACCAGTAAAGCTAGACTGAATCCCAGTGTTCGCATTCATTGCAGCCACAGCAGTTGCCCTAACAGTCTGCGCAGTGAAGGTACCGTTGTTGTTGTAAAAATACAGGTCCGCATTAGTTGCAGGATCCACATTCGCCCCAATCCCGTACGCATCGAAGATAAGCTTGTCGTGCTTCTCTGCGGCCCAGAGCTTCAACTTCTCACGAATCTCTGACGACACCTCATAAACAGCCCGACGACGATGCAGATCCCCATCGTCCCTAACACCATGCCTATATCGTTGCAGTGTCAGTTTGAAGCTTGCATCACTAAGCGCTTCCTCTGAGCCACTTAGCGTCTGGTTACCAGTAACCCCGGCACCAGTAAGCGCATACACCAACCCAAAGGTCATTTCATCACCTTTCTTCTTGGTGAAGTCGTCCTTTTCGTGAATTAGCGCCTCTGGCCCCTTGCCAGTAAACTTGTCAAAATATGTCGCTACACGAAAGTCACGGAAAAGCTTTTCATTCCATAACTTGACGGTTAGCGCATCGTTCGTTCCCTTTGTTGTAATTGCCATTTCTCTCTATCCTTATCCAACTCCAAGCTTCGCTAACGCAGCATCCAATTCGGTATCACTCAGCTTACCGGCATCGATGTCCGCTAACGATCGCTTGGTACTTCCGCCTCTTGCGCCAGTTAGGTTTGGAATCTGTTTCGCAGTTTTAGTAACGGATCGTAGAAGAGCTTCCGGCCTACCCTTGAGTTTCTTTATTTCAGCTTTTAGCTTCTGATTCTCGTCGTGCAAGCCACTCGCCATTTCATACAATCTCACCGCGGCTTTCTGAAACTTCGCCCGTTTTGCTAGCTGCACCAAGGTTTCACCCTTGGCCGTCGCAAACGGATTTGTCAGAAATTGCTGAATTACCGGCTCTGGCAACCCATCGGACTTAAGCACATCGGCCATGTCCTCAATCGTTGCTTCCCCAGGCTGAACGTGCGCTAAAAATACACGCTCATTCTCGTCAATCTCCGCCAGCATCCGCTCTTGCTGCTCGACCTGCTCAATCTGCGCATCCCGCTTCTTGACCTCGTCCCGAACCTCAATCGCCTCCGCTGGATCTGTTTCGCGCAACTCCTGATACCTCTCAGCCAGTTGCCGCCGCTGCTCATCCAACTGCGCCCTAAGTTGACCCAACTCGGTCTTAAGGCGCTGTATATATGTCTCCCGCTGCTGTCGTTCGGCCAAGCGCTTCTGCTGAAGCTCCTCCAGCTTCTTCGCCAAAGCCTCCTGACTATCAGCCTCTTTAGTTTCAGGGGACAGTTTCTCCTCGGCCTCGGCTTCCGCCTCATCCTCCGGCTGCTCCTCCACCTCGTCTGACTCAGGCTCAGACTCCTCCGATAACTCCTCTTCTTCGTCCTCCTCTTCAAACTGGAGAGACTTGGATAAAAGCTCGTCTAGGTTACCATCAGACAGCCCTTCCACCGATACATCTTCCGGGGTATCGTCCCGCAATTCTTCACTCATTTTTCCTCCATTCAGCCAGCAACTAAGCCACCCGGCTCAGCAACAACCTGGTCTGACTGACCACCATCCGGTAGACCAACGCCCTTTGCCATCGCAGTCTTTTGCAGTTCAGTCTGATACTTCATCTGCATCTCCTCCTGCGCCGCTTGGGCCATTGCATCCATCTCCTGAATAATCGCTTGCTTCTCAGCCTCCGGCATTTCGGAAAGCCTAATGAGCGAACGCGGACTAATCTGGAGTCCTTTGGCTGCCAATTCAGCTAATAGAATGAAGTTAACCTGTCTCTGGCTTGCACTGTAAGTCTGCTCCGCTACCATCAGATCATACTGCGTCAGATCCACCGTGGTAAGCATCTGCCAGATATCGTCCTCCGTGAACTCCTCAAACGGCTCCCCGCCTAGCTGCCCACCCTGCTCTTGTATCTTTGGAGCTACCATCCGGTAGATCCTATCCGCTGAGTAATACCTTTGAACCAGCGCCACCACCCGTTGCGCCACAATCTTTTGCGCGTAGGCAAGATTGTCAAAAAGATACTCACTGCCAGCTAACTTCTGTCGTTGAAGGAATTGAAGCTTAGCCGCTGAGTCGTGCGTTCCCTGACTCTGAATATCGATACTCAACAGCTGCTCTATCCGATTGTCTGCTAGGTTCATCAGATCGACAATCATCGGAGGAAACGCTCCTCCCTCAACCCGCCTTGGTGGCCGGTCCGCATCTGTTACCGTCTGAACGAATCCAGCACGGCTGCTGCCCACAACGAACTGTCGCTTGCTTTGCGGATCTGGGAACGTGGATTCATCTATAAACCAACCGTTTGTGATAAATCGATTCCCAATATCAATCGCCTGCGAATGTCTTTTGTTTAGTTCGCGTTGCGCATCTATTGCCAACGCTACCTTTCCTTGGAACCTATCTCCCCTCTTTATCCCATAAACAGGAATACAGAAGAAATCATCCACAGGAAGGTCCGCCGGGTATTCGTCGCTAAGCACAACTCCACCGCAAACCGTTGTAATCCGAATCTTCTGTACTGTGATCGGTACTGTTCTAAAGCCTAGTATGCTTCTTAGCTTCGCTAAGTCGCTCTCACTCCAACCCAGACAGTTGTAGGTAAAGTTGTCCGCATCAAACACAGCTACGTGCGTGGGAACGTAAATCCGTTGCCATCTCTCCAGCACACGGTACTCCTTTCGCACAGGATCAGCCATCGGCAACCCGCCAACACTCATCGCCCAACGTTGCGTATCAAAATTACTTTCCGCAGTCGTGTGCTCAGTGCCCACTACCCTAGGCCCTATCACATCATAGGCATGTTTGATCTCTTCAACCTTATCGCCCCATACCTGCTTGAGCCTAGAAAAGCTCTGCATCCGGTGCTTGATTAGAAACTCACAATCGGACAAATCCTCCTTCTCGTGAGGCCCAAATCGAACATCCCTCCACGGAAATGATTCTATCCGAATCTCCCCACGTAAATCCTTGTCACGTGAAACATAGATATTAAAGATCCCCCGGCCACTTATTGCCTGATTCTCAAAGACCTTCGACTTCTCCCTAGCGTAGTTACACTGTTCTCTAATTACCGATGTAACCAAATTGAGAAGATCTGCCGTTTTCTGATCGCCACCCTCTACCGGTGTAAATCTCCACTCAGTCCGCTGCTCTCTTTCATAGCCACACAGCTGCTGCACCTTGGGTTGTATCCGATTCAGCGTCAAACACGCCCGCTCATCCTCAGCAAGCTTCTTCACATCCTCCGGCGCCCACTGCATCCCAAAGTAAAACTCCTCACAGAGATCACCCTCCTTGAGACTGTCCTCCTCAATCTCAGTCGCAAACCCAAACTGGCTATGAACCTCAGCACAGATCTCAGCCTCAGTCTCCTCCGGAAACGGCACCTCAACCTCAACCTCAACCAACTCATGAGTGTGCCCATCCTCCTCAGAGGGAACCACAACCCAATACCCATCCTGCCCCGGAGAAACCTCTATCTCCTCCCCAGTCTCTGGATCTTGCTCCACCTCCGGCGGAACTGGAGCCTGCCACACTATTTCGTGAACGTGTTTGTTGTTCTTTCCCCCAGCCGGAGAACAGAGAGCAAAGCCCTCCTCCTCATTCAAATAAACAATGTGATGATGAGACTTTCGCCCTAGCCCAGACTTAGTCGTTGCTTTTAGATGCTTCATTTCACCTACTAACTAAGCCTTTACCCCCCACCACTATGAGTGTCTCAGCAGACCATCCAACTTCTGGACCCACTACTTCGCCCCGATTCGCCGTAGTCATCCATCCATTCGCGGGCCCCATCCGGAACATCAATCCACCTTTTAGGAAACCGATAGTCTTTTATCATGTCGATAACGTAACTTAGCGCATCCAGCCCATCGTCGTGCGGAGCAAATGGAAACTTATCCATCTCCATCCGTAACCGCTCCTTCACTCCCCAAGAAATGGCGCTTGAAATATGAATTTTCCCGTTGTGTAGCGGCCACTGAAGATTACTCACAATCCGCTCCTCCTTCGACCTTCCACTTGGCCGAAGCAACTCCAGCGTCCCAGTCTCTACCGACACCCTCTTTCCGGCCGCCCTCAACGCATTCGCTACGTGAACCTCCGTTGACGTCATCGCTACTTTTTCAACCCCAACCTTTTCAATCCGACCATTCCGCTTATACATCTCCACAATCTGCCTATACGCCTCCGCCTCCTCCATTTTTTCAATCACGCCATCCAAGATGTATAAATTCGACGCACCAACATCATCCATCACAGGCTCTACACCAACACACCAAATCGCCCACGAATCCCCACGCTTCTGAATCTTGTTACTCCCAGCCGAATCCACCACTATAAATTTATACAATCGCTTAGGGATCTCATGCACCCGCAACTCCTTCAACATATCCGGATCTAACTTCCGGTTTGCCTTCGGAGTGGGATCTAACAAATGCTGAGAATAAAATTTCTGCTCATCAATCCGTAACTGCTCAATCCGCTCTTTACTTAAAAAAACCGGCTCCCCATTAGGCTCGCCACCCAACAACGATGGCTTCAACCGATGAAAATACACCGGTTTGCCGTCCTTCTTTAGATTCCGCAAAAAAGCTATCGCATCAGCATAATGATACGGAGTCCCCACAACCCGGTGCGTTCCGCCGTCGGTTCCTAGGTTGTGGCTCATCATAAACGCATCGACCACCTTCTCTGTCTGGTTCAGACTCCCAGCGTTGTCAAAGGTCACGATGTCATCATACTTGCGCCTATCGAAGTGTTTCCCCGTAGGCATCCCCTCAACCAAACCCCACGCCTCTAGCGTCCCCGCCGTTTTGTTGGACTTTCTCTTCACCACCAAGCCAGCTTCCTCAGCCCACTTGTCAGCCTCCCTCTCCGGATTGTCATATAAAATGTCTGGGAATAGCTCCTTCAAAAACGCACTCTTCTCCAACGCCCACTTCACACTCCGAAGAAAGTCCAGCGCCTTCGTCCGGCTATAACTAAAAATGCAGTTCGTCCCCTCCGGATCATTCAAAATGTCCTGAATCGTTTCCGCCACCGTGATAATTGTGCTCTTCCCATGCTCCCGCCCCCACAGATCCAAAGTATAATCCTTTGGCCCCTCCTGAACCTCCCGACACGCCTGAATCACAAACGGATGATTCGCACCAGTCCACCCCAACACAAAATAAACCACAAACCATAAATCATCTAACACCAAAGTCCTGTATAAATCGAACTCCGTATATTCCTTGCTAACAATTTTCTCAGCCACCCAGCGGTAATTCTTCAGATACCGAACGCCCGGAATCGGCTCAAACACCTGCCCGTTTATCTCTAACCGAAACTTGTCCTCCTTTCCCTTTCCCATCCCCCCCATCATGAACC